ACGGGGGCATAACCCACCCCTTGAGAATGTGGATGCGACAGACTCAGATAAACGTGGCGTACCTTGTAGTACTCAAGTAGGGCAACCGAACAGGACTAGACGCGAGGGGTCATCAATGACTAGCCTAGATAAACGAGAGCATCATCCCCATTGTGGATAACAATGTGGATAAGTCCTGACAATATATTTGTCGGGTTTCCAAAACTATGGGAGAAAGATTAATGAAGGTAAGAGAAATACGCAAACGACACCAAATCATGTTCTTACATAGAGACTATCGGTTTGTAGTTATCAATAGAAATAAATCATGACTAACCTATTGACTAATCTATCTAACCTGATACATTCCTAACGCTTTCCAAAGCATTTTTCCTAACCAACTAAAAGGGGATTCCAATGAAACCATTGATATGCGTTGATTGCCGCTGGCACATTCCATCCAAGCAAAGTACATCAGCAGCCAACTACGACCGGTGTAAAGCTAGCGAGGTGATTAACCTCGTTACTGGTGAAGCCAAATACACCTACTGTGAATCTATGCGTATGACCGATAACGCCTGCAGTCTTGATGGCAAATTGTTTGAACTCAACATAGAAGATGAGGTGACCGGTTATGGCATCTGATAACACTCCAAAAGCCAAACTTGCTATTCAAAAAGCAGAAGAAGCAATGCAAAGTCATATTGGTAAAGAACTGGTCAAAGAAAAATATCAATCTTTGAAATTAGAAGCACAAGTTCACAAACAAAAAGAAGAAATTGAAGAATTAAAAAACACTCCAAAAGGTACTCAAGTAAAGATTCTTAAAGAAAATGCTTTGTTAAAAGAGGAAATCAAAACTCTAAAGGTAAAGCTATCTAATAGTGAACATATTAGTAAAACTAGATTAGAAGAATCTAACAATCTTATGCGACACGTTAAGCGACTCATGCTTGAAAAAGCAGAACTCAACGACAAGATTGAGCAGTTAACTGATGATGTACGCAAGTTTGAAGAACTGTATGTAAGAGCAAAAGGTGTAGCACAAGCACTCGGAAGAGCAGTATCAATCCTAACTACGGAGAATAAACATGGCTAATGATAGAAATGATTTTGCAGATGAAATACGCGACTCAGCTTGGTGGTCAAGCGACTCCCGTAAAGCAGCTAATGGGCGCGGTAATGATGCAGTCTTAGAGAAGATTGGACTCAAGCCTAAAGTTGATTTAAGCAACATTGAAGCAGTCCAAATGGGTCATGTCATGCAACCCATCATTGGTCAGCTTGCTAGTCAGAAACTTCAGATTGAATTGAAAGATGCCGACTACTCTCTCACTCATCCAAAAGAGACTTGGCTCAAATCCCACTTTGACTTTATTTCCGCTGATGGAAAAACGCTTGTGGAAGCCAAAAACTACAACGCTGCTGTTCGCAACAAGTTTGACTCCGAAGCCAACATCATCCCTGCGGCTGATATGGCGCAACTCATCCATGAAGCAGCTTGCCACAATATTGACCATATTGTCCTTGCAGTATTGTTTGGTGGTCAAAACTTTGAAGTCTTTGAATTCACAATCACCGAAGCACAGAAAGAGCAGCTAGTCAAAGATATGGCGCACTTCTGGTCTGCTGTATCGACTAAGCAGCCACTTGAGCCAGAGACAACCGAACAGACAAAGTTAATCTATTCTCAATCTGCACCGACCAGCATAACTGCGCCAGCAAATTTAGAAGCAGCTTGCTCATCTTTGAAATACTTTAAAGACCAAATAAAGCAGTTTGAAGAAAAGAAAGACAAGCTAGAAACTGCATTGCAGTCATTCATGGGTGTTAACTCTGAATTAGTAGCAATTGATGGCACTATCCTAGCTACTTGGAAAACATCTAAGGGTAGTCAGAAGTTTGACCAAAAACTGTTTGAGGCATCTATGCCGGACATTTATAAGTCATACGTCAGAGAAACCGCCGGTTCACGCCGATTCTTACTGAAGGTCTAACCATGAGCAAATACGCTTTTCCATCTGCCCATGACCCTAAGACCGGTGTTGCTCAGATTGGCATGACACTCAGAGACTACTTTGCAGCGAAAGCTATGCAAGGAATGATTGCCGAACCATCACTTAAAGCAACGCCATATGAGTTTGCTCAGAAGGCTTATGAAATAGCAGACGCAATGCTGAAAGAAAAAGATGAAGCACCTAGACATAGCAATTTGGTTGATGGCGATAACGTCAACCCTTGAATTTTTCCTAACTATCCTTGAAAGGTTTACCAAATGAGTAATATCGTTCCAGTATCCGATATGACAGTCATGGCTGATGCCATTGTCAAATCAGGTTTTTATGGCTTTAAGAACAAAGAACAAGTCATGGCGGTCATGCTTGTAGCCCAAGCAGAGAACAAGCACCCCGCTACTGTTGTACAAGAGTACGACATCATCCAAGGCAGACCAGCACTTAAAAGCCAAGCTATCCTAGCTAGATTCCAGCTTGCTGGCGGCACAGTCCAATGGGATGCAGTCTCTCCCAAAGCAGTCAAAGGCACATTCAAACACGCTTCCGGCGGCACTCTGACAGTTGAATGGACTATCGAGATGGCAAAGCAAGCAGGATTGGTCAGAGAGGGGTCAGGATGGTCTAAATACCCCGAAGATATGCTACGGGCTAGGGTCATCTCTAGAGCCGTGCGTAGCGTCTTTCCAGCTTGTATCTTGGGGCATTACGCAACCGAGGAAGTTATGGACTTTGAGCCACCCAAGAATATGGGTAAGGTTGAGGTTGTGCAGCCGGTAGTTGAAGTCTTGGAAGTTTCAGCGCCAGCAGGGGCATACAGCATCATCCAGCCGGATGGCAACATCTATTCAAGCCATGAGACAGCAGAGGAATGGATTGAGGCTTACGGGGCGCTCTTGAAGAAGATTATGGATTCACCCAAGTTGACTTCTGAAGTCAAGCAAGACAAGGTTAAAGCCTTGGCTGAAGCTAATATGACTGTTACCACAAACTTTGACAGCTTTCAGAAAATCAAGATTCGGGCTGAGTTATCTAAGGCAGGAGTAAACCAACACCCAAAGCCGGAACAGTCCCCGTTATCAGCAGACTCGGAACTCAACGAGCCAGAATATTGAACTACCTACAAAATGTCGGAACGCTCACCCCACAGGACGCACTCCAGCATTTCGGTAGCTTCAGGCTTGCAGCACATATCGAAGTTTTGCGAAGACAGGGACATTCAATCTTTACAGAAATGGTTAAAGAAAATGGGCGCGAGTTTGCCCGATACCACTACCGAAAGGCACTTCATGGATAACCAAAAACCTAAATACGTTCCACTCGAATTGAAAGGACGTATCACCAAGAACCTCTACAAGAAAAAGGAGACCGAGCCTGATTGGAAAGGTACTCTTATGTTCAAAGGAGAAGTCATTAACTTTGGCGTATGGAACAACAATGGACCATACGGGGAATACTTCTCTCTCAAAGTCAATGACCCTGATTGGAACAAAGACAAGCAGCAGTATCCAAAGGACGTAACTCCGGACGTATATCCTAAAGATTCGGATATTCCCTTTTGATGCAAACCAGCTTCTCTTTACCCTACCCGCCAAGTATGAACACCTACTGGCGTAACTTCAGAGGACGCACAGTCATCAGCAAGAACGGCAGAGAGTTTAGAGAAGCAGTCATCCAATTTGTCATTGACAACAACATTCCTAAATTTGGGGATAAAAAATTGAAACTAACACTTATCCTCAGACCACGGGACAAACGCAAGATAGACATTGATAACCGCATCAAGGCGGTATTAGATGCCTTAGAACACGCCGGAGTATTTGATGATGACTTTCAAGTTGACCACATTGAAATGATTAGAGGCGAAAACATTAAAGGCGGTTTGCTGCACGTTGTCATTGAAGAAATGCAAGACCCCCGCCAGCCTGAAGGCGAGTCCACCAAGGACAGTTAGGAACGTGACGGGGCAGCGTTTCGGGTAGCCCCACCAATTCAACAACCAAAGGGATAACCATGTCAGACGTAATCGAACTCAATCCACCAAAAAAAATCCATCTGTTTGTAGCAACACCAATGTACGGCGGTCAATGCTTTGGCTACTTCACACAAGGCTGCTTACAGCTTCAAAAGGCTTGCACTAACCGAAACATAGACCTGACCTTTTCTTTTCTGTTCAATGAGTCTTTGATTCAACGTGCGCGTAACTTACTGGCTGCTGCCTTTTTGAAGTCACCATGCACTCATATGCTTTGGATTGATTCAGACATTCGCTTCAATCCTGAACAAATATTCAAAATGATTGAGTCCAACGTAGACATCATCTGCGGCATCTATCCTAAGAAGGAAATCAACTGGCTGACAGTACGCAAAGCTATGGACGCAGGAGT